GCCCCCTGTTAAGATATCCGACAAGAAGTGTCGGAAAATTTTACTCTCCGTAGCAGCAGGGCTCTTCGTTCCTGTCCTCCCAGTAGCTGTCAAGGTAAGCATCTTCGGCGCCCCCGTAGTCCTCGTCCGTGCCGTGGCCCGCCGAGGCGAGCGCGTCAGCGTCGGCCTCCGCATCCGTGCGGAAGCCGTCGAACGGCTCGTCGTCGGACTGCGCGTCCGACAGGGCGGCGGAAATCGCCGTGTCAACGGTGGACAGCAGTCCGTTCAGGGACTCGCCGCCAACCCGCGCCTGCTCGTTGATCAGGGCGTGCAGGATGCGGTCAGCTTCGATGAGGGTGAGGGTGAGGGTGACTTGATTCATCGGGAAAAAGGGTGAGGGTGAGGGGGGAGAGAAAAAGGGGGCTTAGATCGCCCCCGTGTCAACAGCGTCAGCGAAGCGCTCCCAGCCCGCTTCGACCTCATCGAGGAAGGCGAACCAAGCATCCATTTCAGCAAGCTCGGCGGGCGAGAGGGCGGCGATTTCGGCGGCGGCGTTGGGGAACAGGTCGATGGTCATTATTTGATTGGGTTACAGGAGAGAGAATGACTCCTTTTCGCGTGCGGTCAACTTTTATTTGATTTTTTTTCGGACAATTCTTGTGCCAACCACACAGGAAAAATGCGTCAATGGGTATAACTACGTAGAAGGTGTTTTTTACGTTTTTTTTACAATTGGTGCCGGGCCTGGCCCGGTTGTAAAAAATTTGTAAAAATGTTCTACGTGGAACAATCTTCTTGACAACCTCAGCTTATTTGCCGTCCACTTCTTTGGTTTCAACCACCGTGGTGGTGGTTTCCTCATACCACTTGGCAACGATATGGTCAGCAGGAATAGTTTCGGCCCAACCGTGACCAAGGATGATTTGATGATCCGTGGGGCGGTAATGATTTCTACGGTGGCGAATCGTTTCCAAAACTCGCCCCTTTTTGTAAGTGACGGCGGGCAAGTCGGGGGTTCGATAGTAAGTGAAGTCCTTGTTCAGAATGAACTTGGTGACGCACATAACCTTGGTGGTGGTGTTGCTCATAGGGAAAACAATGAGGGTTAAAGGGAAGGTTGCAAGGTTTTTTTACGCCTTCTTGAAGAAGGCCCAAACGGTCACCCCGTCGTTGGGGTCGAGAATCTCCCAGCAATTGGACTTTTCGTTCCAGAATTCTTGAAGCTCTTGGAAGTCATCCATTTGCAACTCTCGGCCTTCCTTCTTGCTCCACAGGAAGGGCCAATACTGGTTGAGGCGTTCTTCGACGATTTCAAGGGTCATCGGGCGACGGAAATCGTTGCTACCGATAGAGAGCGTGTAGAGTTGGGGGGAGGTGGTGTTATTCATTACTCCCTTAGAATAGGGGAAGAGGGGCGCAACACAAGTTTTTTTTTGATTATTTTGCGTACAATCTTCGTGCCAACCGCATAGGAAATCTTTGTCAATGGGTAGAACTACGTAGCTGGTGTTTTTTACATTTTTTTTACAAATCGTACCGGGCCAGGCCCGGATGTAAAAAATTTGTAAAAGAGAGAGAATGCGTAGAACTACGTATTGACCCTCCCTCTGTAAGCTTATCCTACAGAGGGTGTCGGATTTCTTTACAATTACTTGCCAAACGGCTTGATGGCGGCTTCCTCGACGCGAGCCACACGTTCGGCCAGCGACTTCTTGAAAGCGTCTTGCTGCTCGATGGTGACCGTGAAGGGGAGGCTGTGGTGAGCCGTGTCCAGAAGGTACTTGAACATCGTCGCTTGAAAGCGAGCGTTGGCGTTGCGGTTGATTTCAGCAATGAAGTTATCTTCCATAGTTCAGAGAATGAGGGTTTCGGATAGAGTTGCAAGAAAAATCAGCGACGATCAATCAGATCGCCCCACACCAGACGCGCGAGGTACAGATCTTCGAAGGCCGCAAGCTCGCGGTAAGTCAGCTTAACGCCGTTTTCCCACTCGGCCCAGAGGACGCCCGAATCGTCGCCGCAGTCGCCAGAGATTTCCACTTCGAAGTCAGCCACCGTCTTATCGTTAAGGGTTAGTTTCATACCCCAGAGAATGACCGTTCCCGCGCGCAATGCAACATCTTTTTTCGTGTTTTTCGACGAATGGAAACACCCTCCCCCATTTCCAAAAAAAGGCGAAGGTTCGTTCCGGGGATCCGGTGGGGGGTGGTTTTTAACCCGCTCTACCTCAATTTTCACTATCCTATACGCTACTCCTTGTTTATTCTTACTCTTCTTATATATCTATTATGATCTATATACTAGTCTTTACCTACCTTTACCGCTCATATATGAGTTATTAACTACCATCTTCCCCAATCAATATCGGAGAAATCATTGATAATCCCCTCATAAGGTTTATCTTGTTTGTATATTTCAAGGATACGGTTGTGCTCGTAATCGCTTGTGGGTATCCACTTAGGGGGCTCCCCTTTCAGGAATAAGACAGTATAAGAACGATGTTTATCTACGGCTCTTCTAATGACTAGCATACCCCCCTATTTTAAAAAAATAGATATTTAAATCAATAAAAAGCACCCTTCTGGTCTCCTGGAACCGGGCGGCCCTCATAGATTATACCTAAATCTGTAAGCTCTTGAGGAAACGGGGATTTCGTCTTCTGTTTGCTTTTTGATTATCGCGCAGTTATGACCAAAAGTAATTGAAGAAATAGAAAAGTAATTCTTTTGCTCAGAAAACTCCTCGTTTACCTCATCTGCCAGCTTTTTAAGAAAATCAATAAAATTATAATCCCCAATCTGGTATCCATACAAGGAAGAATCTGGGCGCCAATAGTTGCATTCTAAATCCTCAACAATATAAACGCCGCCAAAATCCAGAGCGCTTTTAAATAATTCGCAAAATGTTATCATTTGATGCTGCGGAATATGAGAGCCGTCGTCAATGATTAGCTTGCATTTTGGGACTTTTTGCGCCAATTCTTTTAAATCAGAAGGGTTACTTTGATCGCATTTGATCACTGTTGTGCGCTCGTCCTTCCATTCTTGATGGATATCAGCGCCGAATATGTGAGCGCGCGGGAAATATTCCTTCCATAAAGCTACAGAGCCGCCGCGATCTATGCCGATTTCCAGCATATTAAATTCTTGATCTCGCAAAGGCTCCAAAAACATTGGATAAAATCGATCATATCGGTGCTGACTGATTTTATCAGTGAGAGAAGAGCCGATCTCTTTGAAAGTTTTCACCAGTGATGAATAATATTAACTATCAGCGCGATATCAGCGATGATCGCGAGAACCATTAGAATGAATTGAAACTTTTCGCTTTTAGTGTCAAATGTCATAACTGTTTTGTTTGGAAAGGATGAGTTTAGCGGCCATCTCGGCCCAGATAGTTGGCGAGCCGCCTTCTGTCACCAATAAATCAGGGGTGAATGGAGGTTCGAAGATTCTTGTTGTATCGGGATAATCGCGGCAGGGCTTTCGATCAATAAAAATCATAAAAAAATCATCTCCAAAAGCTTTTCTGGTCGCAAAAGTAGGGCATACAAAGTCAGCAATCGCATAAACCCCGCTTCTAGTAACGATATCGCACAACTTTCCCATTCTTCTGCTATGTTCAATCCGGTCTTGGAGCGAGAACCTCAAGTCCTTATGAATTTCACTTCTGATCTCGTCGGCGTTTAGGTGAACAGCGCCGATCATTTGCGCTAGATGTTTGGCTAGGGTGGTTTTCCCCACGCCCGGTAATCCCATTATTAATATTTTCTTCATCTAGTAACAGATCCAATAAATCTTTAATTAAAATAGATTTTCCCTTATACTCCGTCCAGTGCTCTTTCGGGATTTTCTTTAATAGTTCTATTTGATTCATTGATATCGCTATCTAGCCGCGAAATAAGATTATCAAGATTTTTTTCAGAAAAGTGTTGAGAGGGGTAGCCCTCAAAAGCTGGGACTTGATAGTAGTTAACAGTTGTTGAGATTTTGCGCAAAAACTCTATCTTGTTCCTGTTTTCTCGACGAGGAAGATTGTCAAACAGATAAACTTTTGGCGCCGAAATACTTGGATTGGATCGAGTCGCAACATGTGTACGAGAAAAAATTCGGTGAGTTGGAAAATCCAATTTGAACACCCTGTTCATTTCCAATGCATAATCATGCTCAGCAATTGTGAGCATATATACCTGACCCCGATTTCTTAGCATCTTTAGGAGCTTGAGCGCTCCATCGCGTAAAACAGTATCGTACTGATAGATTCCTATCTTAAGCCTAACCGCATCATCAGGAGGATTTAGCATAGCATCTTCGGAATGAATCAGGGTTTCATCAAGATCGACGAATATGGGAACGTTATTCATTTGTTTGAAACGACTTCGATGAGGTGCTCTTCTTCATTTACGACAAATGACCAGAAACACTCAACTTGCTCTTCTGTAGAGAGTCCTACTTGTTTTGCAAGGCTATCAATCGCCGCATCATTCTTGTCAAGAAAAGACTGTCTTTGTTTTCTTAGCTTATGAGCCTCCTTTAGATGTTTCTTTTTGATATTAATCATGGTTCTTTGGTATACTGAAAAACTTTACCAGCAGTCGCGCCACCAAACAGTAGGCCGCAGAATGCAGTGACGCTGCTGGGGATGTCAACTATTTGTTTGTTATAAATGCACAATCCCGCCCAAACTATCAAGGGCAAAACAGCGGCAACCATACAAACAATGAACATTTGTAAGCGAATAGACGAAGGAATTCCTTCACTCTCTTCTAAAGAGCGGCCAATCCAATTAAATAATTTCATTTTACGACGAGCGTAAATGTCTCGCTGCTTCTTGTACCAGAAGAGTTGGTGACAGTTACAGTATAAGTTCCAGCGTCTCCGCTGACAACGTCAGGAATATACAAACTCGCGATATTTGCGCCAACAATTGTTGTTCCGTTCTTCGCCCAAGTAAAAGTAAAAGGAGCAGTTGCAGAGCGATCAATGACCGCCTTTAGAGTAATAGTATCGCCAATATAAGCGACCATTTCAAGAGAGAACAAGTCGCCATCAAGACCCCAAACGTTTAGCCCATACTTTGTTAATGTGAATTTGGACCCGCGCGCGCGAGTTCTAAAAGCGTTGTCTGGATTTGTTATAGTTACTCCTGTTGAGGGCAGAACAGTAACATAAGAAGATTCTGATGTGTTTACGCCCGAAATCTGTGCGCCAACAGGAAGGATCTCTGAGCCCACAAACTCCTGTGGAATAACTAGGTTGATTCTTGATCCCGCTGGAGGATTGAAAACAATCGTGCCGCCGAGATCAGAAGCTCTCAAAATGTAGTCCGCCGTGACGGTATTAACTTTGAGAATTGTGGGCAATGTTGCGGGCTTGTTTAAAATCTGCGCTGCGCCAGAGGCTGCACTCCAATCCGCATTAACTTGCGCTCCTCCAATGCTGGACGGCTTATTTAAGATCTGCGCTGGGCCAGAAGTCGCGTTCCAGTCAGCGTTAACAATCGTTGGCTTGTTCAAGATTTGAGCAACTCCACTTGTTGCGTTCCAGTCAGAACTGACTTGAGCCGCAGGAATAACTGGCTTATTCAAGATTTGAGCAACGCCAGAAGTGGCATTCCAGTCCGCGTTAATTTGTGGTGAATTGCTGAACGTAGGTTTGTTCAAAATCATTGCGGGACCGGAAGTGGCGTTCCAGTCTGCGTTAACTGGCGAAACGATATTTGGCTTATTAAGAATTAAAGCGGGACCGGAAGTTGCTGCCCAGTCTGCGTTTACCTGACGACCGTTGGATCTTGAACTTTCAATTCTAGGGTTCTCCGCAGAGAATACCGGAAGAGAAAGGAATAAGAGTGCGATTAATATTAACTTTTTCATTGATTAAACCCAAAAAAAATCTCTGTTGTCGATGACCCAATGACATAGCTTAGTGTCGCGAATTTTGATTTCATTTTCAATTTCGTGAACTTCCTTATAAGCTTCGTGATAAGGTTTATTAGTGTCAACTCTCTCGTAAGCCTTGTCAAGATGCTCTACCAATTCTGGCCTTTTAGTTTTTGCATACTCGTGCATTTCAAGAAGTTCTGTTTGGAATTTCTTGTGAATTTCGTCACTAGAATAATCGACGGTTTCAAAACACTTTTCACGATCTACAAATTCGATCACAGCTTCAGCGTGAAACTTGGTAATTGATTCTGTCAAGTCGCTCCAGTCTGAAGGGAAAACGCTGTCGCGCATTTCCTTTCTAGGATTACGCAAAGTATTCTTAATCTTGTACTTTAGGTCGCGCAAACGCATAGAAATGCGCACATTATACGAATAAGCAATTTCATGGCGCAGTAAATACTGCACTGGATAGTTAGACTTAAAATATTTGTCAGCCTCTTTCCAGTCATACAGGCCAAGCGCATGAGGCTCAATATACCACTTGGTGGGCCACCACCAAACATTTTTTTCATATTTGCCTTTTAAGTGCTCTTCGAAACAGAACTTTTTCATATTAAAGAAAAAAACGCGCGAGGCTGCTAGTTTTTACGCTCAGCCAGATCAAAGGCTTATAAAAAAATCTGTACCCAACTGCTCTTTTAATTTGATAAAATTTAAAATACTTGTTGTACCAAGCGTTTTGAATTCTCTCTGCTTCTTTTTTCCAAATTAAATCTCTCTGCTTGCGCTCGCTATTGTCTTTTTTATCAAATTCTACAAGTTCGATATTTTCTAGCTGCCCCTTGTTGTAAGTTGCACAGAACTCAATCATGCAATCGTACTTTCCAGCAACATCCATAATATAATTACAAAAATTAACCTTACCGTGAAAATGAGTGTCCTCTTGGTAAGGGTCATTTCTTTCCATATGACCAAGCCGCGCCAAAATGCTTTTGGCATTTTTATCGCCCTCAATCCACTTCGTCTCCTTGTGCTTTTCCACAAAGAGTCTGCCGTTTTGCATAAAGTAAAGATCAAGAGCGCATTCAAGATCTTTGCTTTGAAACTCTTGAAGTTTTTCCTGTAAACCAAGATCGATCATCTCTTGGGTGATGGGGAGCTTTTCAGCTACCACGATAGTGTCGAACATTCCCATATTATTTTTTCTTTTTAAGTTTAAATTTTCCGTTTTCTAATTCTGCCCACTCAATATCGTCACCCTCTTTCCAGCCTAAGCTTTTCAGCATGTTTTCAGGAATCTCAATGTATTGGTCGCCGTTGTCAAGCGTTTTTAGGGGAACGATGACATTTTTCTGATTAAAAATATTATCCCAGTTTTCGCTGTACTGGTCATACTTTACTGAAAATGGACGCGGTTTAGATCCTTTGCCGTTCATACTAATGGTATAGTAACTCGCAGAGCACTTTTTCTATAAATTTTAGAAGTTGGAATAAAGCGCGAACAAGTGTAAAATACTAGTAATGTCATACATCAGTTACAACAATATTCTTGGATATGTCTCTTCAGGAGACGAACAATCCCTGAATACAGCGACATACAATAGACTTTATGCATTAAATATTAACGCCAGCAATTCTGCCAATCTACAGAGAATCAAAAGAGTTGGTGGGGAAGAAGACTACTACAATCAGACTGGGCCAAAATCCGCCACCGTTTCCGCTACAATCGTTCCTATTACGGGCGCGGGACTGAATCAGATCACTGGTTTCTTAGCTTTGACTGGCGATTTTACAAGCGGCTCCTACATTCAGATCCCCAGTTATCGTTTTGACAAGTGTTTTCTGAAAAGTTTCGGAGCCGTTTTTGAGCCTTGGAGAGTTTGTCAAGTTTCTTTACAGTTTGACTCTTACGGAATGGCAACGGGCGCAGGCATTACCTCCCAAACTCCGTCAGAATCATCTTCAAATTTAATTTCACCTTTGCGCGGCACTTCAATTGCGATTACAAATGCTGGATATTTTTCTGGACCAATCACAGAATACGAAAATATTTCTTTTGAGGTTTCTGTTGATCGAGTGGCAAATTACGAGATCGGTCAAGAATATCCTACAAAGGTTAGCGTCGCGCGAATCACTAAAACATTGCAGATTAATGGCGTATCAAACTTGAATTGGATCTCTGATTATCAGCCAAATCAGACGATGAACTGTCAGATCACGATGGCTGATAGTAATGTGATTGGTATTACTGGAGTGCTCACTAACCAATCTTTTTCAGTAGATGCTAACGGAGTTGCAAAAACTAACCTCACAGTTGTTGAGGAGATGGTTTAATTTATGGCGAAAAAAGCCTCAAAAAACAAAAAGAATAAACCCGCAGAGATCGTAATTCCTCAATTAAACCATGAATTAAAATTCAAGGAGCGGAAGTTTAAATTTAGCGAAAAACAGCAAGAGTTGCTGAAAATGTTAATGGATGAAAAAACGAAGTTAGTATTTATTGCTGGTCCAGCAGGAACATCAAAAACTTTTATGGCGGTTTATGCCGCCTTAAACCTAATCAAAGATTCAGAAAAAGAGATAGTATATGTCAGGACTATTATTGAAAGCGGCGAAAGATCGCTAGGCTCCCTGCCGGGAACGATCAACGAGAAGTTCCAGCCATTCCTCCAGCCATTAGAAGACAAAATTCATGAGATTATAGAGCCTACTGATGCCAATAGGCTGAAAGAAGATGGCCTAATCTCAGCAATTCCAGTTAACTTCCTCAGAGGCAGTACTCTTTCTGATAAAATCGTTATTGCTGATGAAGTGCAAAACTTTACCCATAAAGAGATTACAACACTTATCACTAGAATTGGTGAAGGCTCAAAGATCTTCCTTTGCGGCGACTTTATGCAGTCCGATATGCGCGGCCAGAATGGCTTTGAAGACTTTTTCGAACTGTTTTCTGATGAGGAATCGGGTCAAAATGGCATACTAACATTTAAATTTACGGAAGATGATATAAAAAGAAGCCAAATCCTGAAATTCATTGTAAAGAAGATAGATAAAGCTATCAATGAGCAGAGGGGAAATAAAAATAGCAATCCTAAGTAATTGGGCCAATATCGTCAAAATATTTGGAGGTATTGGTGTCGCCTGTGCTCTTTTCTATCTTAATGCAACTTATGTTACGAAGAGCGATTTTACTCCTGTTGCTCAAGAAATAAAAGTTCAAGCGCAGCAAATTTCCTATGTAAACGCCGAGGTAAAAAATATATCTCGGCGTTTGTCTAAGATAGTAGATGATGAAGGAGATCCAGTAAATACTGATAAGATGGTTGAAATTCAGAAAGATATTGCTAAAATATTAATGAGAATGGAAAACCTTAATGAAAAGGTGGACCGTTTGGATAAAAACAAATAAATATGTCCACTGTTTTCTGCTCTAGTTGCGGAGCAAAGCATCAACATGCTGGTTTTCCGCCTAACTTCTGTTCGAAATGCGGCTCGCCAATGACGGCTAAAGCCGTTCAGCAGAGTTCGGCTAGAGCGCAAGCCCCAAAGGTCTCAGCGCCTGCTGATGACGAAGAGCTTTCAGAGGATCAGAGTGACATTAATGAGCTTCCTCATTTGGACAAGTTAGACGTAGAAATCTCTATCGAAGGAGGCTTTAGAGCCTTCAGTTTAGAAGAGCTTTCTAGCTCGCCAACGACAGCAAGAACTCAAAAGTTCAAGCCAGTTCGTCGTGATGGCATATCCGACTTGTCCCCTCAAAAATACGGAAGCTCAAAGAATGAGGCGAAAGATTAAGTACGAAGAAAAGCAGGACGTAGTAGATCGGATCATCGAGAAACAGAGATATATGTGGCAGCTAAGGGCTGTCGCTTGGATGGATTTCGAAGATGTGGCGCAAATAATCAGATTCCACATTTCCAAGAAGTGGCATATGTGGAAGCAAGATCGCCCACTTGAGCCTTGGCTAGCTAGAATAGCGTCAAATCAAATAAAGAATCTTCTTAGGAATAATTATTCTAATTATGTTCGCCCTTGTTTAAGCTGTAAGTATAATCAGGGTAACGAGCCGCCAGCTTGCTCGATCACCCCAAGCGGTTTACAGTGTTCTGAATGCCCGCTTTATAGAAAGTGGGAAAAGACAAAGAAGAGCGCTTACGATGTTAAGCTTTCTGTTTCTATAGAAGGCCACATAGATAACGTGTATGCGATGAAAGATTCTAGTTTGGACATATTGTCCAGCGCGAATCGGCTTCACGAAGAGATGAGGCTTTATCTGGCGCCAAAGCAATACAGAGTTTACGCAAGACTGTTTATAGATGGAGCAGATGAAGAAAAGGTGGCGGCAGAAATGGGATACAAAACAAACGAAAAGGGCAAGAAGGCTGGGTACAAACAAATCAAGAATTTAAAAAAGCTTTTTAAGCAGATCGCTTTAAAGATTCTACAAAACGAGGACATCATTACTGGCTATGAATCTAGAAATTAAATTTACCCCAGAAGATGGAGAGAAGATCAAGAAGCTTGCCGCTGAATTTCCTGATTTAAATCTAATCACAAGAAAGTTCTTTAATGACGAAGAGTTGGATGGCAGAAGCAAGCAAGGCATTGCAATCAGGGCTTTTTTAGCTTCAAATAAAATTAATTATAAGACTTCTAAATATCAGAAAGTTGGTAGCTTACCACTCACTGATGAGCAAAAAGATTTTATTGAAGCTCAGTCTAAAGTGGGTACGGCTAGCCTTCAGATCGCAGAGCTTGTTTATCCTGACAAATCGGTTGTACAGTTAAGTGTTGAACACCGTACTGTAATGGAGTATTTGCGCTCAATTGGAAATGGCATTATGCCAGAGAATGAGACCGCGCTTGGCGTCAAATATCAAGTACCGCGCTCAGTTGAGCGGGTAATAAATAAAATTAATGCAGCTACGGGCGAGAACTTAAACAAAGAAAAGATTAGTCGCCATCATAAATACTGCATAGACAAACTAGCTATCAATTTATCGAATTCCCGCTTCCAAAAGATCATCAATTGCTACACATCCCAAGAAGACAGAACAATATTTGAAGAGGAGTTCATACGTATGACTTGGGACAAGCCTGATCTCACTGCGGACGAGGTTAATTTGTACATGAATGTATGCAAAGAAATAATTAACCTCGAAACTACTTCGCGACACTTAGACAAGCTTAATAAGATGTTTGAAGAAACCCAAGAGCAGAACGAGATGAGTATTCGTTTGGCCGAAATTATCAAAGCCAAAAGT